TATATTTAATTTAGATGTATCAATACCGGTACTTTCTAAATATTTATTTATTAAATCATTTGAAGTAGTTGAACCACTTGCAATTAAATCATCAAATACTTTATATCCAATTGAATTATTTTCAGAATTCAATGAAAAATTAGGTCCTTTTAATGGAGGACATATTTCATTGGTTGTAGATGATAACGTTATAGTTTCAACTATTGGATTAGATTGTAATTTTGAAATCCATAATTGCTGATTTGTTTGTATACTTGTTGGTAATGGTTCGTATAATTTAACTATTAACGAATTTTCACTACCAACCCATGTTGTAATTACTCGATTATTCCCATTTCCTAAATGTAATAAATGAGTTAGATATTTGGATGTTTCATCTACAAATATACTATCATCAAATTGAGAAGTAAATGCTTCTGCAATTCTATTAATAGCTACTGCTCTTGGTATTGTTAAATTACCTTTATCAAAATTAATTGAAATCTTTTCTTCTTTACCAGTTAATACTTTATATCCACTTACATTATATGGTGTTAATATTAAACTTATATATACTTTATCTTGGTCTTCGGAAATTTGTGTACCATCTAATTCTAATAATTTTTTGAAGTTTAAATTAACAGTTCCAGATTTGGTAGCTTGAATATAAGATGTTCCACCTAATTTTTTTATTCTTACAAAATCAGTATCAACCGAATCATATGAAATATCAAAATCAACATCAAATCCAACATAATCAGGTCCATATAATACCGATGGGTATGTTATGTTTCTTATATCAGGCGTACCTACATTCATTTCTTCAACCGCACTGATTTGGAATTCCAATGCATTACCATCCCCCACACTTGAATTATATGGAACTAAAATAGTTTTATAACTCCCAACTTGTGTAAATGCTGAATCAGGTATTACAATTACTGCAGTAGTATCTGTTCCTAAGTTTGTAAATTTATAAGATTTTTTATTTATGTAAGCAGTTATTTGCTCAACTTTTGCATTACCTACTTTAGTAACACTAATTGGTAATCCAATATTACTATTTATATTATACCTTTTTAAATCATTATTTGTTAATTTTATTGTTGGTAATACACTTCCTATATTAGTAGATACAATATTTGATTCCGTATAAATATCAATGTTATATACACTATCAACAGTTATTTCTGCTGTAATAATTGGATTAGTCTTTGATGATTTTAGATTTTTCTTTACATTAGTAGATACTATATTTATTTCGGATACATTATATAATCTTAAATCACCCGATACGAATGTGAGTTTTGTACCAGCATCTACTTTTATTTCATTTAAACCTTGCTTCAATTTAAAAGTTTCACCTTCAGCTGAAGCTACACTAAATCCGGGTCTAATTTCTGTAGCTACAACAGCTCCACCACTTTTAATAAAAGCTGCAGAATTATTAGCTCCGTTTAATGCAACAAATACAGTAAATATACTATTTTGTGGTAAATTTAAATCAGTTGGGTTTACAGGTGGTAGTGGTATATCACCAGTTAAATCATTTTTAGCAGATATTGCACCTTTTAATATGTCTTTCCATTCTTTCTCACTTTTTGGTACATTATATGGATTTGCTGAATTAAAAATAAAGGGAGGTCTGCCATCTGGATATTCAACTACAGTATAAGATGGCATTACAGTATCACCAAATTGTAATGCTGAAAATTGTAATGGTATATTTAATCCGTTAGGAAACAAATTCCAATTACCATTTGCTAAATTGTTACCAATATTTGCTGCATTACCAGCAGCTTTGTACAATTCCAAAGCATTATACTTTTTTAAAGCTAGATATTGCTCCTCTGTTAGACCTATTAATTTAGCTTCGGCTTTTTCTGCTTCTGTTAGCATTTGTTATTTCTTATTTGTTATTACTTTATAAATATATTTTTTTTAACTTCCAAAATATCCATCAGGCCCTCCCAACCCACCATCTACTGGACTTGCACCTAAATCACCAGGATTTTTAAATGGATTATCAATATATGGAGTACTATCAGGAGGTACAGTAATTACCGGCTTATCATCATATGGTGGGTTTAGAATAATAGGTATCTGCTGGCCCACCGCTATTTGTATTGGTGGTACAAAAATTCCATCATTAGGATTAAGTTTGCCACCCAATTCTCCACCAGTTGAACCACCAGTAGTTGTTCCTCCACCAGTAGTTGTTCCCCCACCAGTAGGTGTCCCTCCACCTTTTGTTGTTCCTCCACCTTTTGTTGTTCCTCCACCAATTATTAAAATAGGATTATTATTTGGATTTTCTTTTTTAATAACCATACCTGTATCACCAATATTAGTTAAACCAGACACTGGGTCATATTGTGGTTTTTTTTCAAATGGATTTTGTTCATTTAATGCATCTATTAAATCCTTTTTATTAGTTGCACCATATGGATTATTTGTAACTGTTGGTCCAGACGGAACTTGTGGTTTAGATACTATTTCAACTGCATTATCCCTAATTTCTTTAATTGGGTCTTCTTTTTGAACAGCCATATCTAACGCACTAATAGGTCCTTTAAAAATAGTAGTTTGTCTAAGAACAGGAAACGATGTATCTATGATAGTATCACTTTCGTTTCTTTGTAATACCGAAGTTACATAATCATTACTTACATTTATACCAGAATCAAAACTTGCTTTTGTTTTTACATTAGGATACAATAAATAATGATTTATAGTTTCAGTTAAAATTCGTTTACAAATATCTTTTATATCAGATACAGATAAATCTAAATTTTGCTTTGTTGATTTTGGTTGAGCGTAGTTAGGTTGTCCAATTGTTGAAAATCTATTAGAAAATTCATATTCCGATGATTGTACAAATGAGTTTCGTATCTTTGTAGCAAACTCATCAAAGTTTGCTATTTTAAATTCAGCTCTCAATGCATCAAGCCATTTTGCAGTATATTTGTTTTTTATAAGTTCGGTTACATAATCAGCTTTTATTTTTCCTAAAAAAGCAGATATATTATAAATTGTATCTTCTTTAAAATTTTTATTATTTGTAAAAATATTAAATCGTTCTTGCAAATCAGCATGTTCTTTTAAACCTGTTTTAAGAGGATATAATCTTATTTCTGTTCTTGATGGTGATATTTCAGAAATCCATAATTTATTTGTATTTTCATCACCTCTACCAGCTCTACTATTAACTAAAGTTATTTGAGTTTTAAAAATACCATTTGTATATCCAGCTTCCCTTAATAATCTCTCCACATCAACAAAATATTCTTTTGGAAATTTGTATTTTTGAAATTCAGTACCCATTGGTATGAGTATATAATCTTTAATATTTTCGGTTGATAATTTTATGTATCTAGCTCTACCATAATTGCCTTGTGGTAATTGATTATCGTTTGCATCATAAACTACAAATTCAATTAAATCAGAATCGCTAAGACCAAAAAAGGATTGCAAATTTCCTTCTTCGAAAATTGCTCTATCATTTGAGTTTATTCTATATCCTTTGTTTTGTATTACCTCCTTAAATGTTTGTAATGCCATTTTATTTTAATTTATACGAATCCTATTTTTTTAAATGTAGATGATAAAGTAATACTTGATGTTTTTGATTTAACCGTAAGAGCAGCTGTATAAGTAACATCACCTTGATTAGCACTTCTTGGTGGTTTATCCGAAATAACATTTGGTTTTGTTGCTATTTTTATAAATTTAGTTTCGGATGGTTGTAATGTTACCGAACTTGGTGTGTAAAAAACATCCCCAACTTGTCCGCTTGGAAAAAATGATAACGTTACCGCATCTTTTGAAAAATTATATACTTCAATATCAGGCCCATTTATCCATGTTACACTACCATTGCCATCCCACTTTGCAGTAAATGCTAAATCACCTAAATTTGTATCAGATTTAGCAACAGTTTTAACAGAAAATTCTTGCCCAACTTTTGCACCTTCTGCTATTTTTGCAGCTTTTCCAAATAGTTGGTCTTTTAAATTTGTATTTTCAGTTAATAGTGCTTCATTTCTAGCAAAAAGTGAAACTCTTTGTAGTGCTTCATTAGTTGCTTTTTGTATTGCATTTTGTAGTTCAACAACACTTGTTGATATCTTTGAATTAGCTTGTGTAGTTTGATTTTGTGCAGTAGCTACTAATAACTCTTTTGAATCAATTTCAATTCGTAAACTTTGAGATACTATTTCTAATTCTGTTACTTTTGATTGCAAATTTGTAACTATACCATTTAAAATTTGAATTTGAGAACTTAAATCAATTACGGATTGTGTTACTGGATTATATATACTTCTTAGAACAGTATCAGGCAATGGTTCTACCTGTGGTGGTATTAATTCAGTTATAACAATATCTATTGTTTTTTTAATTTCTTCAATATCATATTTTGGTTTTTGTAATTTACCACTAATAATACCATCGGTTGATGCAGACGAGCTAAATATATGAACGCCAAATTCATTTTTAGTCGTGATTGCACCAGAACCTTTAACTAAAAGTTCGCTAATTTTTGCTTCGTTTTTTAAACCACTTTTATCCGTCATTTTAGTATTTGACTATATCAAATGTTATATTATTATCAAAATATTGAACACTACCATTTTGTTCAATTTTAAATTCTATTTTATATGTTCTATTAGCCTCCCAATTTGAAAGATTTAAATTTATATAATTTCCATTTGAATCACAACTTACTTTTGAATACTCCGAAAATGGTACTATTACATCATCCGATGAAAAATCTTTTATCTGATAATATGTTGTTTGTGGTAAGTACTTAACATCATTATAAGCGAATGTATTTGTAAATGTTTTTAATGGATACATTTCTCTAGCTAATACTCTTAATTTGGGAGTACTACCTAATTTGTATTCTTTTTTTAAATTAGATACGCTAACTTTAATATCTTCAGCATTCAATGAAGTTAATGAAGAAGTTACAAAAGATTGGTCATCCCAACCTATACTAATTTTTGGTTGATATATAGTGTGAGTTTCTTTACTAAAAAATTTAAGTATTCCATAATCTTCGGTATTATTTTCAACAACATCCGAATGTCTTAATATAAATCCATCATTTGGTATAGAACTACTCATCCATGCTTTTAATATGTTTTTAACATCCATATTAATATCAGCAGTTTGATAACTATAAGATTGTGTACCACTCCAACCATTCCACCATGTTCCACCTGTTCCATTGTTTGGATTTGCATCAGTTCCTAAATTAAGATTATTTTCTAACCATTCTAATTTAGTATCACCTTCTCTATAATTCCAAGTAACACCGGCGGTTGATACATTATCAAAACGAGTTCCAATACCCATTTCCCAACTACCAGATAGAGGATTTGCATATATGGTATATTCTAAAGGAAGTTCTTCACTTTGAGTTTCTCTTAATATTAAATTAGCAGAACCCAATCCAATTGTTCCATTTGAAATTGATGCCGATATGAAACCTACATCAAATTTAATAATACTTCTAGAAATATCTTTTATGTTACCATAATATACTTTACTAATTTCCAATATTTCATCAAGCCCAGTATTTTGATTGGGTTGTTGTAAATAAACAGATGCGTCTTTAGATGCTGTTAAAAAATATATCATTATCTTGCTCTACCTTTAATGTCCGAATCCGGATATTTAACTTCAAAAACCGATGGGTCTAAAGATGGATACACTATCTTATCTTTAGTTGCCGAATCTATATTATATGAATTTGGAGAATATTTTCCCCCACATTTATTTGTAATTTTTAACATTGGTACTGATGAAACCCCATCTACATTTGCTAATAATAATTCAATTTCGCTTAAATTTATAGTTTGATTAAATGTCCAATTATCTATACTAAAATAATCTTTTAATTCTAATATACATTTTGCCAATACTTCACTTTTGTTGTAACTACCATAAACTATTATTTCAAAATCTATACCAATATTAATAATAAACCCATCATTTATATTTACACCATCGGTTAATATACGATATTCGTTTAAATATGTTTTAAGATTTTCTTTAACTGCTCTATTTAAATTTGTAAGATTTGAATTAGAATCATATCCCAATAAATAAAGATTAATTGCAAATGGATTATTTTTTTCTTTTTGATTTGATTCTTTACCAATCAAAAATTTATTTATTTCTTCTTTAACACTTCCTAATGTTGGTTCTTGTATATCAGTTTTATTTACAAAACTCATAACTAAATCTGCAAATTCTTGCAAATGATTTGGAGATGCTAATATTGATGATGGTGAATTGTTATCCAATGTACCATCCGCCGTTGCATAAGCTTTTACAATACCACCATATTTTGCTGGCATTGATAGTACTCTAATTTGATAATCTTTTGCAGTTACTGCTCTGTTTTGTGCTCCAAAATTTGCTAATGCGTTTTGTCTAATTTCTTCAATAGTTTCACCACCTCTACCACCAACCGCAGGTACTTCATTATCAACTGCTAATGAATTTTTAATAGTATTATATGCAATTAATTGTTGTGCGGTTAATGATGTTATATCATCTTCATATTGTACAGATGATATGGTTGTTAATTCACCTTGAGCTACATTTGAGCTAACACCACCACCTACAAAATATTTTACAGTAATTGTAGTATTAGATGGAGATGTTCCATATGTTTTTGTTTTTAAGAAATTAGTTGGGTCAAATGATTCTTCCAATCTACTAATAGAGTTTGGTAATCCCAATCCAACATTTTTAAGATTTGGAATTAATTGCTCATCAGATGCCGTTGGGTCACCTGCTCCAAATTGAATTGTAGTTGTACTATCTTGATTTATTTTAGTAGTAAATCTTTTTGGTGTTTTTATTGTTTTAAGAATGTATGGTACTGTTGTTTTAAATTGATATAAATCGGAATCATTTGTTTCTGTATTTGGATTATCAACAAAAACCATTTCTTGTCCCAAATATGGAACTTCGTAATATTTGTTATTATTCGAATCTCTAACATCATATATTTGTATAATATCAGTATCCGATAAATCTATTGTTTGGAATGGTTGATATGAGCCGAACACATAGTTTGTTTCTTTTTGAATAGCAGATATTGCTTTTACATATTTTTTAACTAAATAAAAAATTGGTTCACCCGTAGATGAATCTCTTTGATATATTGTTGTTTCTCTGTTATTTGAGTCATTAAAATCTACTACATCTGTTGTTCTAAATTGTATAGAATTATTTTTAGATTCAATAATCATACCTTCTTTGATTCTTAAATAATATTTTGAATCAGGTATGTTATTTGCACCACTACCAATAGATGGTACTAATTGATAAACAGAAATAGTTGTTATAGCAGGTGAAGTTACTTTTGGTTTATATCCTAAAAATTGAGCTAATGCAATTACACTTTGAATGTCTTCTGCATATGGCATTAATGATTCTTTTAAAGTATCATCAATATAGTATGATAATGAATCACCTATATAAGATGCCATTTCAATAAACATCATACCTGGTGATGATTCATTAAAATCTGAATATGTTTTTGAAAAATAAGTTTTGGCAAATTCTATTAAATTTGCTCTAAAGGCATTAAAATCTTTATTAAGATATTTGATATCTTTACCTTTATTTTTAAAATTTTTATTTATAGTGTTTATTGCCATATCAATTATCCTTGTACTGTAAATGATGTTATTTTAAAATCTTTAGTATTTTTTAGTTTAAACCTTATAGAAACATAAACTGCATTTAAATCTTTTAATTGATTGGTTTGTTCTACTATAATATCATCAACATCTACATATGGTATCCAAGCTGCTATTGTATTTACTATATCATCTTCAATATCAGATGCCATTTGTTCATTATTAAAATCAAATAACAATTTATGTAAATTACTTCCAAATTCAGGTTGTAATACCCTTTCTCCTTTTTTTGTTAATAATAAATTTTTTATATTTGATTCAACTTGCTCTATTACTGTGAATGATTGGTTAAATGCATTCTTTCCAATTTGTATAGGTAGTGTAATTCCAAATGCATAGTCTTGAAATAATTTTGTATCTTGTACAAGAGTTCTACCTATTATTACTGCCATTATTTTTTATTAAATCGTTTTACCAATTCTGAATAATCTCTATTCAATGCTTTATCTAATTCAGGCACTCCAGTTTGAACACCCAATCCACTTGGTTGAGGCCCTCTAGCTAAATCACCATATCCCATTTTTTCAGCTACCGCAGTTCTACCTACAACAGAACCCATATCACTTTGTCCAAAATTCATTGTTCTGAATCCACCATCGTTACTCACAGGAGCCATTGCAGTTTCATTTAAAATTTGGTTAATCATTGGGTTTTTACTAAATTGTTTATTTGATGTTACTTTAGTTTCAACCGATTCTTTAATAGT